ACTGAACGACAAGATTTTTCAAGCGTTCGCACCGGTGAGAACACCGTTCGCGCGCGTGCGAGAATTCAGCACAGAGTTCGTCCGATCATGCCGGTCCAACGAGGTTCATTGTTGAGCGCTGCCAGAAGGTCTCTGTCGTTTGCCTGATGCTCAAGCAGCTGAACAATATTCCGGAAAACTCGACCCTGTTGCGCAGGATCTTTCTCGCGCTTGGCAATGAACTTCTTGAGGCTCGTTAAATAAACTTGATTCAGTTTCTGTGTCATTTTCTTTTCCGTTGTAACTAGAAGCCTCCTGTCCCCGGTTGCCTGACTGCCTAAGTTGGTGGTTAAAAGTGGAGCAGGGGGCTTGTAGTTACATTTTCGATAAGTGCCGGTCTGTTCCCGGCTGTCACTTCGTGCTTGATAATTAATTTGCTAGTCAACAATCCAACACGGAGAAAATATGTTTATTGATCCCATCGTTCACATCGACAGTCCCCTTTATGTTGAGGCTGAGTATCAGGAGGGAGCAGAACTTCTTGTTTGGATTTCGACTGGATCGCGGCTCCTTGTTCGAGATGTTTCTGTGGAGGAATTTCTTGTGCTGCAGCGGGAGGCTGATCATCAGGCCATAGTGAAGCTGCTAGCAACTCATCGCCGCCAGTGGGTTTAACTGGAATGTAAAGCCGCCCCTCAAAGGCATACTCTTTTCCATCCAGCTCAATGAGCGTTACGCGACGGAGGTCGTTAAGACGACGGCCTCCTATGCTTTTCTCAAAAGCGATCATTGACTTCCCAAGAAGCCACAATCCGAGCCTGAAGCAAGCCAGCCTAATTTTTGATCTTAGAAAATCCATAGAACCCTCGTTGTTTGTGGTCTTTTCCTCAGAGTTGTTGGGCGCCGGTCTTTCCCGGCTGTCACTCCTAGCGGATAATTAAGAGGTCTCAATTCATCAACTACCGAAAGGAGAGAAAATGGCAGATGAATCTCAAAACACCCGTGTTTTCATGGAGAAAGAAGAGGCGATCCAGGTCATATGTGCCGCGTTGCAGGGAGGCGCCTTAAAGCTTCCTTTCGCCACTGAGTTTCATGACCACATCAAAAAGGCGCCAGACGGTCTGAAGTTTGAGACTTTCGCCCGGGCCATCCAATATCCTGTCGACGGATGCAATGGGTACATGATCAGCGGGCGAATGATGGATCAATTCATGGTCCCCGCTTATTCCGACGGACTCTATTTGCTGACTCTGCTTGCAGTTCTCACCGGAGGAATCAACGAAAAGGCTTTCTCCGATCTGGCTGCAGCGGCGGCCACTCATTGAATCGAGCTTAATTAAATATTCAATCCGGGAAGAAACGAACCTCTGAAGCGTAAGGTAGTTCGTGGCCTTCCCGCCGAGGCCTTTCCCTTCGTCGAGCAGTTCTTTCCAGATCTGCCGGGCGGCCTGGGGATACAGAGGAACGAGCTTTCCGTATTCTTTGATAATCGAGTCCTCGACCTCAAAGTATTTGTAGGTTCTCGACAGAGAATTTTCAGGTTCTTGGCTGCAAGTTTCTTTTACTGGCGCCGGTGCTGAGTCCTCGTAAAAATCCTCTTTGATTCGGGCGTTGAAGAAACACATGCCTAATTTCCCGTCAAGGTCATAATCAACGAAAATCAGCACGGATTGAGCGTTTCCGTTCTTAGGATCGTTGGCCGCACTCTCAAGTCTTTTTATCCCTTGCTCGCAGCACTCTCTTATCGTGTCATAAGTAAGTTCACAGTTTGGTGAGGATGCCTGGATGGTTTGGGCCATTGCCGCCACAAATTCAGGTCTAAGTTTTTTCATGATGGATTCCCTTGGAGCAATTAAAAGATCGGATCATTGATGCCGAAAACCGAACCCTTAGACATGGAAGAAAGACCGTCGATGAACCTGAGTTTCCCTAGTTGGTCTAACTCGAGAAGCTCATCGATAATGAGCTGAGAAATTCTTTGGATTCGTTTTGCCCTTTTGATTGTGAGGTTGGAAAAGGGCGCTCCGCACTCTGCTTCTTTCTTAAGGTCTTCAAATCGAGCTTTGATGGACATGTTAAGAAGACGCGCTCTTTTCTCGGCTGGAATTTCTTCTTCAGCGAACGATAGGTAAAAGTCTGCATACCTTTGGGCAAACCACTTTATTGACGTTTTTGGCGTGACGCCTGGGACATCCAGTTCAACCATGACTTGATAGGAATCGGGGTCTTCGGCAATGGTCCTCTCAAGAGCTTCTACAACTCGATCGCAATAGTCATCAAGTTCTTCCGGAGACAAATCCTCTTCCACCTTGTCTTTAGTTCGACGAAGAATTCCGGAAACATATTCAGGATTTAATTTTCTCTTCATGGACATTACTCCTTAACAGGGTCTTCAATAAAATCTCTTAAATCAACCAGCAGGCTGTAGTCCTCGCCGCGGATTTTGAATTTGACTTCGTAGCCTCCGGTGAAAACACCTTTCTGCTCCTTGTCCGGGTAAATGATGAAGGTCTTGTTTTCTTTGTTGGCCTCCTCCTCAAGGAGGCGAACAATGTGGTCACGAGTTTCTTCTGCTTCCTGGCAGTCGATGGCGCCGGCCTCAAGCTGGCGATTCATGACGAACTTAAGGATGACAGGCAGACATTTAGGGTCTAGTCGTTTCATCGCGCTCTCCCAAGGAAAGTTTTAGCGAATAGTTCCGGCTTACAGCGGCCTTGCCTCAGATCGACGATCTCGTATAGCCCTTCATTGTTTGACATGTTGTTGATTGTCGCGATGTAAATGTCGCCGCACTTACAAGAAAGCCCCGAGCTTCTCTTAAACCAAAAGTCGATAAACTCCTTGTCACGTATTTCACAGACGTACTCTTTCTCCGGATTTGCAAAGTCTTTGAAAACCCAACCAATCGGACTGTAGAAATCCGGGCTAATTAACCAGAGCTCCTTTGTCACGTAAGGAGAGAAGGAGTGTTGAATTTCTACAGGCTCCCACGCCAAGAACTCCTGAGTTTTTGGGACAGATCGTAGGTTGCCGGAGCATAGGAACTCATCGCCGGCCTTGTAGAGAAGCACAGCACCGGAGCAGTGAATATCAAACCAGACAAGAAAATTTTGCCCTTCTCGGAAATCATCCAGCGGGATAACGCCGGTGTTGGTGAGTTTGATGTCCATGCTTATTCCTCTTCTTCGACTTTCGGCATCGGGTCGTACGAAATATTGAGACTTCTATTCGTAAGCACGCTGCCTATCAGGTTCGTGATGTTTTTAGCCGCTTCAAGCGCTTGGCCGAATCGGTCCAGATCATTGCCGTTATGGCTGGCGATCATTTCCTTCATGAGTTCTCTCTTCTGCTCCAGCAGCTCGATCACGCGGTCTCTGTCATAACCTCGGAGGTAGAAGGTGATTTTGCCGTCGCTCATTTTTGCTCCTCCTTGTTAGTCTCCGGTTCCGGCTTTACCAGAATCCCTTTGTTGAAACAGGCCAATAGGTGTCCAATGGAGTGATGGACATTGCGAGAATCCTCCAAGATCTTCATTTGAATTTCTTTGTCGTTCGGACTGGCTAGCCAACACCCGATGATCTTGTCTCTCTCCTTCAGGAGCTTGAGCAGTTTGCTTTTGTCGCTGCCGCTCAAAAAGAATGTAATTTTTCCTTCTTCTTCTTTCTCCGGATCGAACGGCTCCCAAGGACTCTTAGGATTATTTGCCAAGATGAGGCCAAGATCTTTTTCCAATTTCGCAAACTGATCGAGATCACTGTGCGAGATACCTACCAGCATCATTTGATTGACCAATGCGCTCCGAATTCTGAGCATGCGGGCCATTTCCTCGTATGTCTCGAGATCGAGATAGAGGGAGATTCTTCCGCGGGTCATTTCTGCTCCTCTTGATTAATTGCAAAACTTTCTTTTTTGCTCGACATGGAGTGTTCGACAAGGCCTCGGATGCCGGCAGGAAGGGAGTTGATGTTCCATCGCTTTTTGCCGCCGTCAACCTCTTTGCACTTCTCGCAGATTTCCTTCAGCAAACCGTCTTTGTCGAGTTGATGCAGGTCGAGGAGGAAATCCTCAAGGATTGCCCGGTGTTTGCTGCGTTTGCGGAACGCCACGCCGTAATAGCCTGCCTCAGCCTCCCAACGTTTGTGCCAAGTGACCTTCCCGCTGGAAGAAGTGTCTTTTTTCGAGCGATCAAAGGAGATGCAGCCGCGCACTGTAATGCCGTCGATTTCGATCATTTTTGCTCCTTGTCAGAGCCCGACGCCCGGTCGATCATCAAACCCTGATTGTTTAGAACAAGGACATTGCCGATACGGCAGCAGAGCTTTTCGATCTCCCACGTGAATTCGCCCTTACGGTCCGGCTGTTCTTCACACGCTTTCTCGAGCATCGCCTTTTGATTCAAAAGGTCGAGAAGGAAAGGCGTATCCCACGGATTGACGAAGAATGTGAAGCGATCCTGGCTCACTTTTTCCTCTTCCGTCTGGACGCCGCAACGCCCGATAAAACGGATCTTTTGACTTTTAGTAAGGAGAGTCTTTCCGAGCTGCTTGGCAACATCGTCGAGCATGCGAGCTTCTATGTCTCCGGCAATCGGGTGGTTCACAGCACCCATGAGCGAGGTCTTTCGTGCTACGAGTTCGACCGCGTCGTTAAAGACGTCATTGGAAAGTTTGAAAGTGATTTCGCCCGATCTCATATTTCTTCCTTCGGCAGCTCTGCGAGCTTGCGGGACAAAATCATGACGCAGTCCGTGAACAATTCCCGGACACTCGGATGTGGAGTTGGGTTGGACGCAACGCAGGCGCCGAGAAGGCCGATGAGCTTAACGACGTTCTCGGCTGCAAGACGGTGATCGCCGTCCACCAGAACGTCCAGAAGATTTTCAGTGCCGGCGAGCAGGCGGCCGAAACTTTCGCCGCTCCATGCGAGGAGCTGGCGGGCGCTTTCGTTGACTAATGTGGCGTCGACATTGGAGAAGAAGATCCATGTCGGAAGGTTGTTTTCTTTGTTGTTGAGCATAACGCACCTCTTGTTGAGATGCGTTCAATATAATGAACTTTTAAAAGAAAGTAAAGCGATTTGAACCAATCCTTAAATTCAATTCGCTAAATTTTTGGATAAAGTGTTCACAATTTCCTGAGCTAATTGTTGTTTTGGCTTCGGCATTTCATTGACTAATTCAGCCACTAGCTTGGCTTCTGGCGACATTTCCGCGTTCTCTCCGATTTCCGGCTTTCCTTTCCCAAGAATGAGCCAAAACGGATTTATGTTCATCGCGTTGCAAATTTTCATTGCAGTTTCGGCACTTATCTTTTTTGTCTTCCCAGAACAAATCTGAGAGATTGTGGATTTGGTAACGCCAATCTTTGTTGCCAGCTCAATGGCCTTCATTTGTCTTAGCTCTAATGCAAAGACCAATCTTTCTCCGACAGTGTTCATAAGTTCAGTTTAGAAAACATACGGTTCAATTAGGTGAACGAAAATGCTTGCGCAAAAGGTTCAAGCCGCTTAACCTATAAAAATGAAAAAAGAATCTGCAATCAATCTATTTGGCTCGGGAGTTGCTCTAGCAAAAGCCGTTGGCCTAGGTAAATCAGCCATAAGCATGTGGCCCGAGGTTCTGACTATTCGCCAGCAGGACGAAGTTATCGGCGCGGCACTGCGATTGAACAAGATCACGCCTGCGCAGGCTAAGGAGCTCATAGAACATGAGAGACAAAGGGACGAACGAATTACGAGTGAACGTGACCGATCTGACGGACGCCGTTCTCAACTGGAAAGTCGGCCTGAACTCTGACTTGTCGAAGAACTCGATTGTCTGCAGGGTGCTGGATAAGTGGGCGAGAGAAGTGGTCATGAAAACGCTCCGTAAGCAGGACAAGGCCAATTTATCGGTAAAGCTGCTGAAGATCCACGGCGTCGATCCGGCATTGTTCCGGCGCGATCCGGCAGGCAGCGGAGACGAGCGGAATGAGGCGGAAGAAAAAGAAGAACAAAGCCCGCTCGCGAACTTTTACCAAACCCTTGAGAACACAAAACGCCAATAGGGCGCCGGCAGTCAAACAATCCAAAGGAAAAACAACCATGACAGACGATCAAAGGAGAGTCGCCAGACAGCGACTCGACAAACAGCTCCGGCAGCTTGACTCCCGGAAATTCTCTTTCAACCGAATGCCTTGGCGCAAGCGGATGGCTTACGCACTGCTGTTGTTCATCTACATAGTGCCGTTGGCAATCACGGCCGCGCTTGCGCTCGACAAGGTTTTCTAGGAGAAGGTCATGGCCAAAGAATCCAAACAACTGATCGGCGCTCTTTTGATGCCGATAGGGGGCAGCTCGCTTCCGGTCGGCAGACTCGTCAAATTAACGGACGATCTGGAGAGCTTCCGTGAGCTAATTGACTGCAAAACCATTGAGCACTTGTCTATGGGATGGGCGCCGGGAGTTGTTCTGGACGCGTTCATGGACGAGGAGGGCATGCTGGCAAGAAAACCCTATTTTGTATTCCAGGGAACGAAGCTTTTCGGCAATGTGCTTCTGCTGCGCAGAGGCAAGAACAGCGATTCCGACTCACTTCTCTTTAATGATTTCATGGCGATTGCAAATCTTTGCTACGCGTTCGACATGACCGGTGAATGGGGGATCAAATGAGCACGCCTTGTTTTTTACTTCACATCGGCCCGTGCTGTGTTGCCGAAGCCAAAGGCGTCGAAGAACTGGAAAAGCGCCTTCATGCAATTGACTATGAGCTCTGTTGGCTAAAACAGCTTTCCAAAGACTATAAGAACGGCGTCTCTCGCGGAGCCATTGCAATCGCAGTGGGTGCAATGCGTTATGTGAAGCTCTTGAATCCTCCCCGCAGCACTCCGGACATTTTGGAGCTGTGGTGCAGAACATTCAATCTGGACGTGATGACGATTCTCTACAGAGAAGAAAGACCGGCAGATGACAAGTTCGGATTCCCGGATGTTTTTCCGGACATGTTCCCGGCAAGAGGATTCCTCAAATCCGGTTGTCAGACCTACGAAGAGTTTTGCAATAGAGCTCTGGTGAAGATCGGCGAAGGCCAAACGATTGAAGTTCCGGAAGACAGCCCGTGGAATCCATGGGCCGAGGACCGTAACAAACGCTGGGCGTCTAGATATTGGCTCGGCGGATACAGCGAACTGGCAAAGGAGAAGGACCATGACAAGTAAAGAGAGCCTCTTTGCAATCCTGAACGCCGTTGGCGGTCTCATGTTCCTGGCCGTACTGGTGACGGTTTGCCTGGCGATGGCTGCGGCGCCGGTAGCTGTGTTTATTTGGCTTGTCTATTTAATGCTCAAGTTTTTGGGCGTGTTTGCGTAAAAGTTTCGGTCTTCTCCCAGCGGTTCTCTTTTCGTCATGTTCACCTACGCCGGGAGAAGGCCTCTCAACCAAAGAAGAAACATCATGACTAATCAAAATCAAAAAACGGACATCTTGGCCGTGAAGCTCGTCCCGGGCCCGAACGGCGCCCCGATTGGCAAAGTCATCCGAGTCCGCGACGTCAACAAGGCGATTGAAAAGAATGTCTCCCCCAACTTCGAAGAGGTCGCCAGCAGAAGCGTCGATGTTGCGTTCCACCTCCCGGTGAACGTGGTCTTCTGTCTTGGCTCGACGGGTCGCATCATTGATTTTGCAAACGTAACCCTCATTGGCCCGGTGCTGATATTCGGGACCGACCATGACGGCTGCGTTTGTTCTCTCACCCGGGCACAAATTCATGCCATTGCGTACTTCTGCGCCTCATTCAGATATTCGGAGGAATAGCCATGAGTAAGTCCGTTTTCAAAATTCTTTTCGGAACCGTCATCGTTGGAAAAGTAAAGACGAAAGCAGAGTTTGCGGAGCTCCTGGATCGCCTTGAGACCGATATGTGCAAGTTGTCATTTATCGCCTCTCTTGCATCTTTGCTCCCTAACGAGCAGTTCGAGGAGCTGATGTCAAAAAACATTCCAAAACTCGAATCGCTAAAGAGATTAACTATTCCTACCGAATCCTATGAGTTGTATCGAGCTTGGGTAAAACTCAATGAAAACAGTCCGGTTGCACTGGTCTATTCAGCCGACAACCCGTCCGACTGCTTCACTCTCACTGCAGAAGCAGTCGATGGAGAGATTGAGTGCCAGGGCGAAGCCTCAGAAACCTACGAGGCGTTAAAGGAGTTTTATGCGGCCAAAACAAACAAAACGACCGAATCTGCCAAACAGGCCGGCTCAGGCAGTGGAGACTAGGACATGATCATCGAACTAACTCACAAAGAACCGTTTCCGTTTGCCAACCATTACGAGAACTTGTCAAAGAAGCTGTACTTCAAAAAGTATTTCGTGAAGCTGAAGGGTGTCAAAACCATTCAGGTGATGAACCTTGGGGCAAACGTAGAGGCAGACCGCGCCAACCTGTTCAATAGGTGGTATCAGGCAGATCGGGATTACGAGGTCGAGGCTTGGGAACCCATCGAAGGGTACCGAATTGCCGGAGAGCAAGAATGAACTACGGACCGGTCTCGCAAGAGCAGCTCGAGACGTTAAGAGCCGCCTCAAGTCAGATTTCCAATGCATGGGACAAACTCGTTGAGCCTGTCAAAAAGTTTGGAGAAAAGTACGGGTCAGCACAGATCTCTGAAAGCGGCGGCTTTATGGACCGGAATCCCGAGGCAGAAGCTAAGTTCCGCAGAGCCCTCGTCAAGGCCGGACTCCTGCAGGACAACAGCAATATTCAGCCTCCGATGATTAGGCAATTCTTCATTTACCCCTACGACTCTTTATTTCCTCCAAAGGAGACTACAAATGGCAAGACAGAAGCCAACAGAAGTCAGATCAACAGCACTGAACCTAACGGACAAATTCGAGATTCCGCTTCTCTCGATCGCGATCCAGCACGAAATCAATCGAATCACCGAGACTCAGCGCAGAACCAAAGACAGCCGCAAGAAACTCAATCAGAACTTCGCACTGGAGACCTACGAAGGAATCCTGAGAGCGATCGAGGAAGCTCAATGAGTAAGAAAGACAAAATCAAGATCAGCGTCGGAGAGGCTTATTGGGTGCTCGGAATGTTCAAAAAACTCGAGAGCATTTGTCTCGAAATCAACAGCGTTCCGATGACGCTCCGTCCGGAAATCAAGGATTTCAGAGATCGCCTGAGACAAAGGCTAAGAGAGATGGAAGCCCGGAAACGGGAATCCTAATGAAGTTCGAAGACAGGATTTTGAGTCTGGCCACGCTCGGCATGAAAGAGAAGAGAGACAAATTAGATGAAAAGCATAAGCGAAGCAAAGAGAAAGGCACTGGAAAAACTCGGAATGCATCCGGAGCTGATGGTTTGTCCGGCAACGGGCAGGGAGCTGACAGTGATCAGCTCGGTACATGAGTACGTTAAAGATGGCAAAACAATGAACCTGCTGCACATCTCGGTATCGCTCAAAAACCGTAATCCTAACTGGGATGAGATGTGCTTTGTCAAAGAAAAGTTGCTGGGAGACGAGATGCCGGCGGTCCAATTCCATCCGCCGCGTTCTGAATACGTTAATGAACACGAGCATTGTCTGCACATTTGGGCCTCCGAGGATTTTTCCGAGTTGTGGCGCCGGATGGGAGAGAAAGACTACTGGAGGACGAAATGAGCAAAACAAAACTTTTTGTCGAAAGCACGGTTGTTCCGATCATGCATAACGACTATTGGGAAGACTATGACTGGAAAGACGGGGATCAGATTCTCGTTGAGCTCTATGACCCTGAGTCCGATACGTTCATGCACATTGTCGGGCTCTTTATCGAGGATCTCGGGAAGTTTCAGGTACTGGCGCCGGATGGAGCGTTTGGACTGGATGAGTTAGAGGAAATGTATCCGGAATACGAAGTCACAGCTTGGCAGCCGATCACGACGGTGAGGATCTCATGAGGCTGACAGGGGAAGGCTACGAGCTCTCTAGGGATGATCAATTAGAGTTGTTTCTCTACCCGCTGCTGAGAAATGGCCGCAGCCCACAGGACGCACTTCACTGGGATTTCTTCCGGGGATTTAACGGGCTCTTTGAAAAGAGCCGGCTCACTCGAAACGTTAATAGGGCTATTTGGCAGGCGACAATCCCGCTCTACTGGCAAGCGCTCCATGAATGGAAAGGAATCCCGACAAACAACGAAAACTGCGCGCCGCCCGGATGTATGTACGGCGGTTACGGAGAAAAAGGAGAAATTGACAATGAAAATCGTCTTATCACATACGGAAGAGTTCCCGTTTGAGTGCTATGAGGGAAATCTGGCCAACGGAGAGTATGCCGGGGCCTATTTGGTCAAATTTCGCGATACCGCTTTTCCGGAACTCATGTTTCTCAGAGAGTCCGATGAGTTTGAGGACTGCGCGGCGCTGGAAAACGATTCAAGCATTGCTGAAATAAATGATGCAGACGGTATCGAGGCATGGGAACCGGTCGATGCATGCGAAATCGTGTCCGGAGAACACTACATGCCTGCGCTCACCAGACCGGAATTGCTTCTTCTAAAAACTTGTCTGAAACGAGGCGGATTCAACCTGCCCTTGGAATGGCGTGAGATGGCCAAGCAGCTTTTCGCGAGATTTGATGCGGAGCTGAAAGGAGAAATCCAGCTTGGAACCGATGGCCAAAAGACCAATTAAGAATCAACAGAGAGATTCATCATGAAACGATCAGAAAGAAGTTACGCAAAGATCTTTACCGGTAAGTGGCGCAGCCGTTCCTTCCGGACATTGAGAGGGAATCCGTGGGCCATTGTTCTGCAGGACTATTTGATGTCATGTCCGGCCTCCGAGATGTCCGGGGTTTTCTACATGCCCAAATATTTGATTGAGGGCGAGCTGGGGATTCCGCACGACGAACTCGAAAATGCAATCAAGATCCTAGAAGAGGCTGACTTTTGCCGCTTCTACGATGACGAGTATGTGTTTGTCTTCAATATGGCTCGCTACCAGATTGCGGACGCATTGAGCCCGGATGACAACCGATGGAAGAGCCTAATGCGGGACATTGAGGAAATGCCGGACAACATCCGCCGTGAATTCATTATCCGCTACAACGAGGATTTCAATCTCGGCTATCAAATAATCCGGAAAGCAGCGGAGCAGACGGCGCCGGTGCAGATTTCGCCTCAGACAGAAAGCAATCAAGAAGAGGGCAAGCCCCTTACAACTTGTCAGAGCGCTGAAACAAAGCCCCTTGAGGCAACTTCCGAATCTGAAAAAAAGCCCCTTAATTCTCAAACTCAATCCGAATTAGAGCCCCTTGTTTTAGAAAGTGAAGCCCCTTGCAAGGCCCTTACAAGCCCCTTGTAAGCCAGTAACAGTAACAGAAACAGTATCAGTAGCAGTAACAGAAGAAGAAGTGCCGGTCGGCAAGCGCCGACCAGCCACTTCACGACCTCGCAAGGCTACGCACCGGTTTGATTTGAAGGAATTGCCGGAAGAGTGGCGAAAGCACTGCGAGAAGATACGCCCGGACCTCGACCCTTACAAAGTTTTTGCCGAGTTTTCGTACTACTGGCAGAGCAAGAACACTGCGAAAGCTCTCCGCAGCGATGATGGGTGGAATCGTACTTGGAACCTCCACATCCAAGACCTGAGGCCAAACCGTTCGAACATCAAAAACGGGCCGATAAATGCCACTGGCGCCGGTTCACCGACACCGCCTTCGGGCTTATCTGAGGCCGCAATGGCCGAAATGCAAAAAATGAGGTTTTGAACATGAAAGACGCAATGAGCGGAATACCGCAATCCATGCCTGATGACCTGCCCAGAGCTTGGGCGGATTACTGCAGCAGAAACCGTCCGGACCTCGATGTCGGCAAGATGTTTTACAACTTCAAGAGGAAAAATAACTTCGACATGACGATCCTGCGCACTGAGGCGGAATGGTTCAAGCACTGGAGCCGGTTTGTTGATTGGACGATGGCCACGCCGTGGAACATCCCCAGAGACCCGTTTGGCAGACCGTGCCGAAGCGATCCGTTTGCCTACAACAAGGTCATCAGAGAAAAACGAAACAACAGACGCAGCAACAGAGGAAGCCGGTCATGAAAACAAACGAATTTGAGAATTTCTTTTTCTACCTTACGGACAAGTGCCGGGTTCTCAAAGGCAAAGAGATCGCTCCGGAACAAAAAAGCACTTGGGAAATCGTCTTTGCACCTATTGCCTTCCAGGATGCAATAGCAGCCGTGAACTACTGGATCGGCAATGAAACGTTCACGCCGACGCCGGCCGAGCTGATCAGCGTCATTCGGGGAGAGTGGGAGCGCCGTAATCGGATTGTCAGCCAGCAGGCTCAGTTGGATTCCATGCCGCCTCTTTCCCGAGTGTCCATGTCGGAAAAGGACAAAGAGCTTGTCAGAAAGCACGAACACATGCGCCGCTGGAGAAAAGCACATCCGCAGCCGCCGACGTTTTGGATCAGAAAACTGCTCGGAGAGTTTTTAACGAATCGTTCCCATGTCACAGGCCCCCAGAGAAGATCTTTGGTGGCAGCCGGAGCGATCGATTCGGAAGGACAGCCGACAGGCGCATACGAACCCGCATTTGCAGATTGGTTTGAACTGCAGGGCGAAAGAGAAGAAGAGGCCCGCATTGGCCTTGCATCTTAAAAAGGAGAAAACACGATGGATAACAAACGCAAAGAATATATTTACTGGGGCTCAATGGGGTTCACCTTGTTTGCAACGGCACTCGCCCTCAGTTCCGGAGGAATGTATTTCATTGAGAACTTGTCGATTCAATTCTTTGAGGATGAACCGTCTCCGGCAGTGAATCTTTGGGTCATAGCGTTCTCAACAGTTATCTTGGCGGCCTTCATGATTTTTTCTGTTTGGTTGTCGGAAAAGGAGGACTCGACATCAAAAGAAATTAAGGTGACAGTGGAAGATTGGCAAAAACAGATTCCCTTGGCTGAACCTTGGATTCCCGGAAAAGAGGCCAATGAGATCGTCCTGGACAATGTTGGAGAAGTCCCCTTAGACGAAATGGAGGATGGCGAAAGGATTCTCTACAAATGTTTCCGTTATGAAGGAGGAGAAAAGCACGTTTTCTACCGCGTACTGGTGAAGGTAACTGATGAGGAGGATGGCCCGGTACTTAAAGATGAAAACGATACCGACATGGAATGGATTCAGGAAGACACAAAATGTTTTGGAGCATGGGGCTTCTTTGATGTTCGAGACATAACGAATCACGATGACGGGTCCAAATACAAAGAAGTTCCGTACTAAAAGAACAGGCTAATTGTCAGAACGAGGCCTCAATGCCCGGGGCCTCGAAAATCCGAGAGAGAAGGGAAGATCATGAAGCAGACAAACAAGGGACGAGTAATCGACATCACAATTCCAATTAAACCGGTTCCGAAGGCCCGCCCTCGGTTTTCCAGCGCAGGCCATCAAGTATTTACGCCGTCTAAAACACACGCAGCCGAAAACACAATCGCAGTTCTTGTGCTGAATAAAATGAAGCTGTCCGGAATGCAGATGATCGCCACCGGCCCGGTCAAAGTGACTGCCGAGTTCTTTTTCAAAACGGCAGAAAAGCGCAAACACGAAACGGCCAAATCCTCCCGTCCGGATGTCGATAATCTTGGGAAAACCGTACTGGATGCGCTCAATGGAGTCGCATTTAAAGACGATGGGCAAGTTTCAGAGTTCAATTGCTCTAAACGGTATGCAGAACAGGATAGTATTAGGCTCGTGATCGAGGAGCTGAGCGCTGCATGATGATTCGAGAAGAGATGTTTAGACGTTTGACGAATTGGCGCCGGGTTTATGGCGACAATGCGGCGCCGGCAGTATCGATTACTGAAATTGCCTGTCGCTATGCACGAGAAATGATGACTCGAAAATCAGAAACTCCGGAGGAGAAGGCGACAAGGGAGGCAGAAGAGCTGATGTATAGGGAGGCTCCGTCCCCGGCAAAGAACTATCGGGATGCGAACATTCTGGCGTCAGTGTGGTCGAGCATGCCTCCTACTGTTTCCGGTATTGGCGTCAAAGAGATTATCAAGGCAATCACATTCGGAAGCCGCACACAGCTTAATCGCCTGCGTCGCCAGTACGGGCCGAGATCGTTTTCTAATGCGATAGAGTCATCACTCACGATTTTTTTCAGAATGGTTGAGGATTACGAGAGATCAATATCGCTGCCGCCTGCAAATGATGATCGGTTCTCTGCATGATCGATATTTTTAGAAAGTGTCTAGCGAGCTCTCTGCGGGCACCAAGACTTTCAAAATTAATGTTTGCTTAAACTTTAAGACGCTAGAATTTAAAAAACTAAATGTTTAGGAAATTAAAGTGGAACCGGCTGATCAACTTTCCTTTTTGCCCTCAAAACAGCTCGTTATAAATACCTTCGAGGAACTGGCAAAGTTCTCGCTTACAGGGGCTGACAGTGATGTCACCTCAGTTAGGATTTGTCCAGAGATTTCGACGATCGAGATTGAGATTGAGGCTAAAGGGCTTGATGCCGCGATTCCGGGTGACCAACTTCGTACTTTATGGGAGTTGCAGCAGGATCTTTACAAGTTGGCGGCGTTGGCGCTTCACCGCTCTGCGGATCCTCGTTTGCTTTCCTCTGAAGAGAGAAGATTATTTGAGGTTAGGGTTTCCTCACGCAAAGGAAGTTGGATCGGAGATGTATTTACGAGCGACTTTTGGGGCTCTCTTTTTCAAAATTTAGTGGGCAAAATGAGCGGTGTTGAAATCGGAATGACAATTGGCGTTTGCGCGCTTATTTTGGCTGGCTATTTAGGTTATAACAGCCGCAATAAAAGAATAGAAGTCGTTAAGAAAGAAGAGACAAATCAAAAATCTTTTGAGGCTATAGTTCAAATTGTGGAATCGTTTAATAACAAGAAAGAACTAGAACCCGGCGAGCTGGCTGCACAAGCACAGAACATCATTGATACTACAGCTGAGAAAGTAGTCAAGAGAAGCTATAACGCTGAAAGGATAACAGTTGCAGGAAAAGTGTTCGACGAGGAACAAATTCAAAAACTTAAGGCGCGCTCCAAACCAGAAACAAATGAGCCGGAAACCCTTGAGGGAGTATTCATTGTTTCCGAGTTGGATAAAAATCTGCCAGATCAGTATTCAATGCGCCTTAAAGATTTAGCTACTTCTCTTAGTTATAACGCGCGCCTTATTCCTGAAGCGGTAGATGGGGAGGGGACGACAGCTATGGAACTTGTAAATGACGCCTTCTATAAAGAGACTCCGATTCAGGTTGAATTATCCCTGGGCAAGAAGAGAAACCTAGTAGTCTCAGTCTCTGAAGTAACAGAACAGGAATAGGACAGCTCATTTAAAAGGGCTAACGAGTTTTCATGTCATCCCTTAAAGTTGGTATTTTCATTTTTGTTCTCCACTCGTTAACTTTCTTGTTGTATATTACGAAGGACAATTTAATTCCGACTGATAGTTAGTAGTTCCAGTGCGTTAGATAAGAAGACAGCCTATTGGCTGTCTTGGCGTGCCCGGAAGATGAGAAAAGAAGAAAAAGTCGGTACCGTGTTTCATGATGAATCTAGCCTCTGATGTAAAAGTCAGGGGCTTTTTTCATTCTCTCTGGAGCCTCTCGGCGGGCTTTGTGCACCGAGCCAGATTTGATCCTGAGCATGGGGTCGAATAGAGCTTGAGCATGCTCTGTAATCACTGCTCATTCTCCTTTGGTTGTTGAGGGTTGCCGCCTGGTGGAAACGCTGGGCGGTTTCTTTCCGGTTGAATTCTTGAAGCCTTCCCTGATGTGTTAGATTAAATCCATATTGGCAGCGGTTCGATTAAAAGAGCAAAGAGGTTAAAGATGGCAAGTTTCGTGTACAGATTCTTGTTTTTGCTTATCGGACTTAGCCCTATGGCTATCGGGATATTCTGTGTCGGCAAAACAAACCCAAAAGAAGTATTTTGGGGAATGGTTTATGGCATCTGCGTTTGCGAGGTTGCGCTACTCCTCTTTTATTTGTGGAGCGAGCGAGTTACGAGCAAATTGGAGGGTGTCCCGATCAAGCCGGCCACAATTACAAGGAAGAGAGAAGGTTTGAGCGGCTATTTTCTTGCCTACGTTCTTCCTTTGATCTTGACGGAGCCAGTTGAGAAATGGATTCTTCTCTTAGTTGTTATGATCCTTGTTTTTGCCGGCCTCAATACGAAGTCGATAGGTTACAACCCTATAGCTGAGCTAATTGGTTATAACTTTTATGACATCGATGACGGCTCCGGAATTACCGTTTTGGTCATTTCTAAAAGAACACCGCAACAGTTGTTTGAAGGATTTAAGGCTGTTACCCTTACTGAAGATTACCTCATTGATAAGGGAGAAATTAAGAAGCCATGCTCTTCGGTTTAATTGTTGAAGGCGATCAAAAGAAGATTGTCAGAATTCCCCAGTCAGAAGACGTTGATACAGAGAATCAGGAGAAGTTTGCTGAACAAGCTCTGTGGTTTTTCTACGAAGAAGGAGAAAAGCGAAAACAAATCGAATTTCAACCCGGGCAGACACAGACAGAAGAAAATGTTCTATACATCGACGAGTTTGATGATGACTTAATGGTCAAGGAAGCTGTCAAGCCCGGAGTTAGACTCGATTCAATAAATTTTAAGACGCAGCTCAGATTTCTCAAAAGCATCTTTATGGTCGACCCGGGAAATCCTAACCGGATACTTTTCCAATTGATGGAGGGCCGGCGCATTATTACTCCGGGGTGGATTGGCGTAATTCTATCCGGAATGAATGTAGGAGATTCAAACACTCTTTCTCATATGGATAGTGCCGGCATTTCCCTGGACTCAAAGCTCACAGCGGTTATGGAAGATGGGAAACTCTTTTTCAAGAGTTTTCGTAACGCCAGCAGAATCTTCAACCTTTCAGGGTATTTAGAGGATGCCTCTGCTGAGGGTACCGTAGACTTTCTCAAGTCTCCTTCTTTGTGCATGGACGGAACGCCAGAGGAGATGGTTAAGTTGTTTTCTAAATCTCAAATGAGAAAGGTCCCAAAGATTCAGGCTTATGGCTATCTGGACAAGTACGCTCCCACCGAGCTTCAGCGACGTGCTGCTCTTGTCAAACCCAAGATCACATTAGAGATCAGAGATAACAAGCTTGTGGTACCAACTGATAAAGATGCCAGAGTAGCGTTGCTAGATTTCTTGTCTAATACGATTTTGTCCTCTCATCTGGATGACGGCACCGATTACAAGTCTGAAAGTCATTATCCGATTAAGAAGGTTGTTAAGCCAAAAGAGTAAGGATGGCTGACTGGAACAATCTTCGAGGTGTTTATAAAAATTGTCGCGAACACGACAGTGGAAGTAGGCAGTCTTAAAAACTGAAAAGAACTTTTAGTACAATGCGCCCACCACGATAGGAAATAAGGAACATCAAAGTCCTCGCCCAGGCTTCGCGTCAATAAGAGAGCGGAGTACCGAATTACGGCGCGAAGCCGTAATGGGCCCCTGCAAGAGGGATCAGAAATGACAAAGCCCGTGCGGGAACACGGGCTGCGTCTGATATATGAGGAATGAGATGGTAACCACATTTCTTACCTCGTGGAAGATTATGCCACAACTCGTTGTGATATGGAATGGTGATTTAAAGATTGACACCGTTCTGGTCATAGTAGTCTTGTTGTGGATGATCCGCACACGATCGTAGCCAAAAGGCGATGGGCCGGCAGCCGCAAGGTTGTCGGCCTTGTGCGTTTATAGCCTGCGAATAGCATTTCTTGTCCTTTCTCAAAACTTCGTTAGAAACGGGGTCAATTCAATTCCGTATTCTCCTCGGGTCCTCCCGGGCAAAAATTCACCCCTGCGGGTGCTGCCAGCCCCGATTTCGGTGTAGATATGAGGGTTTTCACAATGCGGAACGCGTCCCAAAAGTTCATAGATATAAAAATCTAAAGGACCGTTATGAAAAAAAATGTTGAAACCATCTCGATCCGCGGATTTGCTGGTTTATGCGGTAAAAACCACACTTGGGTGCGTCGCCGGATTCAGGATGGAACACTGCCCGTTGCGGACGATGGCAAAGTTCCTATTGAAGAGGGTCTGGAAGCCTTCAAGAAAATGGTTGGGAATTTGGCAAAAACTGCAAAAGAAGCAGAAAAAATTTCAACCGATATTGATCCGAAAGAAATCGGGCTCGAAGGCGTAAATTTAAAAAACCCCGTCGAGGTATCCCACGCCTTTTCCGTTGCCCGTTTACTTGAAAAACAGGTTACTGCCAGAGTGAAAACCGCCGAAATGGAATTGAAGGCGATTGAGCTCGAGGCGAAAAAAGGAAACTTCATTCCGAAAGAAGAGGTTTTAGCAGACGCTCGAAGGGTTGCCTCCCTTGTCCGGGAAAAATTATTGACGATCCCTATTCGTTATGCCGGACAACTTGAGGGCAGGACCCAGAGAGAGATCGAGGGCGTCCTGGATCATGCGATTGATGAGGTGCTCCAGTCGCTAAATGAATCTAAATTTGTTGAGCAGTAAACAAACCGAAAAAAATGAACCCCGTTCAGTTGGAGCTGAGCGGGGTTTTTTGATAGTCGATTAGTTAAGTAAGGCATCGACCATGAAGCTGATTTTATCAAAACAGACGAGGAGATTCGTCATGGATTTTGTCAAGGCCTACCCTAAGTGGTTCTTTTTCATTAGATGGACTTTAGCGGGCTACTTGGCTTTTTATTTACTCAAGTCGATAGTCCTTTTTATCACTGGATTTTGATTGACGGCAAAGCCACCAAAAAATGAACCCCGTTCAGTTAGGCGCTGAGCGGGGTTTTTACGTCAACCTAAGTGAGTAGGTCGATATGAAGATTATATCAAAGCACTGTAGGAAGCTGATCATGGAATTGTTAGACCGTTATCCGAAATGGTTCTTTTTTCTGCGCTGGGGATTTTCCATCCTCGTGATGCTCTGCATGACAGTGATTTCTTTTGCGTTCGCATATTCCCTTATCAAATAGTCAAGCAGAGGAAGAGTCGATTGAACTTATCTTGGAAAGAAAGACAAGCATTTTGGAAGGGAGTGGTCGCGGGCATTCTAGGGTCGGCCGCGTTCTTTTCAGGACTGGTGGCTCTGATTTATTACATGATCCAAATCGTTCAGGCGATTAAATGAGGATGTTGTTATTCGAAAAGTTAACCACTTTTAGGTCCAAGATCGCATCGGCGCTGCTGATAATCAGCATGTTATGCGGAACGTTATGGCTTGTGAACTGGTTATTACTATCCATAAGTACAGGTTGGTTTTGAAATGTCGATTAGGGAAACAAAATTGTGCCTCGCGGCAGAAATTGCCAGGTGGTTGTTGGTAGTCATCCTGTTTTGCGGAGCTTGGATTGCGCTCGTTTATGCCTACCGATTCACCTTCGGATAGGGAGAGTTGGACATGAGTCCTCGCCAGCGCTATCCGATATGGTTCTTTTGCCTCAGATGGAGTCTTTTAATCGCGCTTCTTCTGTTGCTTCTCGCGATTACATACAGCCTGATTAAGTGAGAATGTTATGGCAGAAAAAATTTCTAAAACTAATGTCGGCACTGAGGGATTCTTAGTCCCGATGGACGAAAAACATCCGGACAATTTGGATAGTTCTATCCTTTGCTCGATTTCTGAAGATGAAATAGCCCTGAACTTGCCGGTTAAATATCTTAGGTCGAGATTGTCGAACGAAGAAATTTCTGAACTACTGGAAAAATCGGCAGATTTTATTGCTCATCAAGTCCAATGATTGTATGCATCTCCGCTTCTCCCTTTGCGGGATTTTTCTCAGCCGATGAGACCGTAGATATTCGGACAGACAAAAACGCATTTCCAAGGCAGTTAGCCTTCGGTAAGCGTAGATCCGCAATACAAATTTTTTGTCGTGCGAAGTAAGGACGTTAACAACGTCAGGTGAAGAGTTGGATTCAGACATTTTCGGGCATGAAAAAACTAATGAATCTAACTTACTACCATTGCACCGCAATCGCAAAACTTTCAAGTTTGACCGTTCTACTTTTTAACTAATCGCTATGCACTGGCTAAATGAATTTTTGAAATTCTGCCGTCCTGTTTCTCGATTGACCGGAAGCGAGTGGGCCGACGCAAAAAGGTTCATCTCGCTAGGTACCACGGCAGAGCCGGGGCCTTGGAGAACCTACAGAACTCCGTATCTGCAGGAACCGATGGACGCGGCAACGGACAAGCAGACTGAAAAAATCGTTCTAATGTTCGCCTCCCAAGTAGGCAAAGCGTTGTCGTTGGATACTCCGCTGCCAACGCCTGCAGGATGGACGACCATGGGAGATGTGAAGGTCGGAGATTATCTTTTTAGTGCATTAGGAGTTCCTTGCAGGGTGGTTGCCAAGACCTCCGTAATGCTTAACCATAAGTGCTATAGGGTCGTTTTCTCTGATGGTTCTGAGATTTTGGCTGATGCCGGACACAAATGGTATGTAGAAACGGATTATCTTCACTTAGGCTATTCGAGAACAGGGAAAAACAATACTTTTAAGGCCATTAAGCAGGGAGTGATTGACACGGAAACGATGCGAAAAATGCATACTTCCGTGAAAGAGAAGACAAAAGTTAGAAATAATTTCTCTATTCCCTTAACGAAACCGTTGCAGCTTCCTGATGTCGATTTGCCAGTAGAGCCTTACACGTTTGGGGTATGGCTTGGTGACGGGAATTCGTATTCGAATCAGTTCTGCGGCCATGTGGATGATTTTGAGATAGTAGAAAACGTAAAGGCTGACGGCTATGCCTTAAAAGTCAGGGTCAAAGATAATAAATATATTGCGATTATTGACCCGAAAGATAAACACACTGGTTTCTGTTCTCGCGGGCATAAACTTTCAGAAGTTGGATTAAATAAAGCGGGGTATTGCGCTGAATGTTCCCGGCTTTACTCAAAAAATTTCCAAAGAAAAAAGAGAGGTTTGGAACCATATCCTCTCCCCCCGATAGTCGATAAACCAGGGATTTATTCCACATTTAAAGAAATGGGCGTAATCGGGAATAAGCACATCCCAAATATTTATCTACGAGCATCCGAAAGACAAAGATGGGAGTTGCTTCAGGGTTTAATGGACACAGATGGGTGCGCCGGCGCGAGAGGAAGATGTGAAATAACTTTTAAGTCCGAAGCATTGGCAAATGGGATTTATGAATTACTCGTAAGCCTGGGGCTTAAACCATCTTTCAGCACAAAGAAAGCGTCCATTAAGGAAAGAGGGTATTCATGTTTAGTCTATAGGCTAAGTTTTGCTGCTTATTCTGATCAACCGGTTTTTAAACTTAAGAGAAAACAAAACAGACTCAAAGACAGGAGTTTAGGAAGAATAGGAGAAGCAACGAGAAGAAGGGTGGTTGATATTCGGCCGGAAGAATCTGTTCCAGTGCAGTGTATTGAAGTCGATAGTCCAGATCATTTATTTTTGGCCGGAAGGGGCATGATACCAACTCATAACAGCGAGCTGCTTTTGAACGTACTCGGTTATTACGCAGACCAAGAACCTTCTCCTCAATTGATGCTCCAGCCCACAGTGGAAATGGCCCAAGCATTCTCGAAGGAACGAATCGCCCCGATGTTTCGCGATTCTCCCGGTTTAGCCGGGAAACTGATTGAAGGAAAAGAGGGCCGCGGAACTGAGAAAAAATCGTCCACAACGATTTTAATGAAGCACTATCCGGGCGGTTTTTTGGCGTTAGTCGGTGCCAATTCTCCGGCCGGACTGGCTTCTCGTCCTATTCGCATTCTCTTAGCTGATGAGGTGGACCGCTATCCGGAAAGCGCCGGCAAGGAAGGCGATCCCTTGAAACTTGCCGTACAGCGAACTCAGAACTTCGGAAATAGAAAACTTCTGATGGTTTCGACGCCTACTGTCGTTGGTTATTCAAAAATCCACAACGAATTTTTAGCCGGAGACCAACGAGAATTTGTGGTCCAGTGTCCGGAATGCAACCAGTACAACGAGCTGAAATGGGAGAATGTCCGTTGGGAGTCCGACGATAAGGGAAACGTGATCGAGAGTTCCGTCGGTCTTTTCTGCCCGCACTGCGGAGCGAAAATCCGCGGCCCCCGCAAAATCAATCCGGACATACTTCAATCCGGACGCTGGGAGGTAAGGAACCCGCAAGGGAGGTTTCGCAGTTATCACATCAACGCATTGAATTCTCCGTGGGTCAATCTTGTAGATCTTGTGAAGGACTGGGTTGAAATCAATCATCGAAAAGACAAAGCCGGTTTGATGGAGTTCATTAACCTGAAATTAGGCGAACCCTGGGAGCAGTTCGAGGCCGATGCCGATAAGTGGGAGTATCTGCTGCGCCGCAGAGAATACTATCCGGAAACCGGAGTTCTTCCGGACGGAGTTTTGCTTCTTACAGCCGGCGTCGACGTCCAGCACGATCGACTTGAATGCACGATTTACGGCTGGGGCCGGGCTCGTGAATGCTGGGGAATACATCATTACGTTATTCCCGGGAGCCCCGATACACCAGGACCATGGCAGCAATTGGACGGCATTTTGACGATGCAGCACTCTCTCTCGTTCGGAACTCGCATAACAGTAGCCTGCACGTTCGTTGACTCCGGCGACGGAACCTACAGCAAAGAAGTTTACGAATACACGAAGGCCAGGGAGAGATTCCGGGTTTTTTCAATTAAAGGTAGAGGCGGCGCTGGAGTTCCTTACATAGGAGTTCCGTCCAGACAAAACATCGTCGGGGCAACGTTATTCAGCCTAGGCGTGGACTCAGGGAAAACTGCTGTTATGCATGCGCTGGACATTGCTGAAGAGGGCCCCGGATTTGTCCATTACCCGATGCAAGCCGAGAGCGGCTTTGGAGAAAACTTTTTCAAGCAGCTTACAGCAGAAGTTTTTGAGAAGAAGTACGAAAAAGGCAAGGAAAAAATCGGTTGGGTAAAAATCCGCGAGCGAAATGAGGCCCTTGACTGCGCCGTTTACGCCAGGGCTGCCATGGAACTGCTTACTCCGAACTTTGAACAAATTGAGGATGCTCTTAGAGGCGTGCCGCAAGCAACACAACAACCCCGTCGACGCAGAGGCGTTGTCGGAAAGGGAATCACTTTATGAGTAGTTGGATCACTATAGAAGAAGCCAGGACGAATCTGAAAATGTGGCTCGAGGCTGAAAGGGCGGTATCTACCGGACAAAGTTATCGGATCGGAACGCACAGTCTTACGCGAGCCAGTCTCTCGGATATTGCGAAGCGAATTGAGTACTGGCGAAACGAAATTGCCAAACTGGAGTCAGGACAAGGCGGGCGGATGCGAAGCTTTCGTGTCACGCCCGTCGACTTTTAAGGAGCGGACATGAACGCTTTTGAAAAGGCCATTCAATTTTTAGCTCCTCAGGCAGCTCTCACCAGACAAGTTGCCAGAAACAAACTCGAAGTCCTGAACGCACTCCAGAACGGAGGAGGCTATGGTCTCCACGGTGCCTCAATCGTTAAAAAATCGCTTTCAAGCTGGATTACAGGCGGAAAAGATGCCGACTCCGACATTGTTGAAAACATTGAGACGCTCCGGGAGCGGTCCCGTGACCTGTATATGGGCTCGCCTCTTGCGACCGGTGCGATTAAGACGCTGAGAACCAATATCATCGGCTCGGGACTGATGCTCAACGCGCAGATTGACGCGAAATTTTTGGGCATGACAGAGGAAGAGGCTCGTCAGTGGGAGGAGAACACAGAGCGCGAATGGCGCCTTTGGTCTGAAAACACGAACTGCGACGCAGAGCGGAAACAGACGTTCTATCAACTGCAGTCCTTAGTTTTAATGTCTGCGCTGGTGAACGGAGACGTATTCGTGGTGCTCCCGGTTATTCGGACGCCGGGAAGCGTCTACGACCTGAAAGTCGGCCTGATTGAGGCTGACCGAGTTTGTAATCCACAGAATCCTATTAAACCCAATCTGAATATTGTCGGCGGAATCGAATGCGGACAATTTGGCGAGACCGTTGCCTATTGGATTTGCAATAAAAATCCAAATTCTCAGGGGAGATCGCTCGAAACCGCTATCAATAAATGGACACGCGTCCCGGCAGTCGGACAAAGAACAGGTCGTAAAAATGTTCTGCATGTGATGTGCGATGTTGAACGACCTGCTCAACGCAGAGGAGTTCCGCTGCTAGCACCGGTACTTGAATCAATGAAGCAGCTCTCGAGATATTCAGACGCTGAATTGACGGCAGCGCTGGTGAGCTCGATGTTCACAGTGTTTATCACAACGAAATCTCCGGCAGAGACAATTGTCGGAGGATTCAGAGGTGTTGAGTCCATCCCGGGCGCCCAGCCTCAAAAAGCTTTGCCTGAGCCGGATTACACATTGGGATCCGGAACGGTCGTAGCACTGGAGGAAGGAGAACAGGCGCAATTTGCCGATCCAAAACGTCCGGTCTCCGGATTTGAGACTTTTGTCAAAGCCGTTTGTCGGCAGGTCGGATCGGCACTTGAAATCCCCTACGAGTTGCTGGTCAAAAACTTCGATTCATCCTACAGCGCATCCAGAGCTGCTCTTTTAGAGGCCTGGAAGATGTTCAGGATGAGACGGGATTGGATTTCCTCATCCTTCTGCAAACCTGTTTACGAAGCTTGGCTCACCGAAGCCATACTCAAAGGCCGAATTGATGCTCCGGGATTCTTTGACGACCCGCTGATTCGAGCGGCATGGTGCGGTTCGGAGTGGTACGGAGATGCGCAAGGCCAGCTCGACCCGCTTAAAGAGGTCAACGCAGCAAAAATCCGAGTTGAAGAAGGCTTTAGCACCCGTGAAAGAGAGGCCGCAGAGCTTACCGGCATGAAGTTCGAGAACATCGTCGCGATCCGAAAACACGAAGAGGCAATGATGAAGGATGCCGGCCTCGTTCAGCACACAACAGTCAAGACAGAGGAGGTTGAAGAAGATGATGAATCTGGAAACAACTGATCAAAAACAAGAATTCCACTGGAAAATCGAAAACTCGGCCAAACTGCCGGCAGTAAAAATTGATCTTTATGGATACGTTGGTGGTTCTGGAGACGGCTTTATTAAGGGTTTTAACTCGAGTGAATTCGTCAAGGAATTCCGAAAAATCGACTCAACGCGCCCAATCGATATTTCTATCAATAGTTTCGGAGGGCAGGTCTATACGGGTCTTTCAATCTACAACCTACTGAAAACGCATAAGGGAAAAATCAACATCCGTGTTGACGGCGCAGCGATGTCCGCAGCAACGATCATCACCAGCGTGCCGAACGCGACAGTCACAATGCCGCTTGGAGCAATGATGATGATCCACCGAATGTCGGTGTTTGCTGATGGTAATGCGGATGATCTCAGAAAGGCTGCAGACGAATTGGTTCACCTCGAAGAAAACGTCATCGATATTTACGCCCAAAAATGCGGAAAGGATCGTGACGAAATACGCAAAAAAATCAATGCCGAATCGTTCTTCACGGCAAAGGAAGCCGTTGAATTTGGTTTAGCGGATGCAGTAGACGAAACATCCCAAGTTAAAAACATAAAGTCGCCAACTGGCTGCTTTATCAATGGCCTGCCGGCAGACTCGAAATATTTCGAGCATGCTCCGGCAGATTTTTTTACGGCAGTCGCTCAGGCCCCTGCCGGCAACGTTAATCCACCAGCAAAAAAGGAAGCAAAAATGGATTTAGCACAACTCAAAGCGGAGTATCCGGATCTGATTGCCTCGCTGCAGGCAGAGGCCGTGAAGCAGGGTGTCGAAAACGAGAAAAAACGCATTCACGCGCTCGAAGAGCTGGCCCTGGCCGGTCACTCTGATCTTCTTGAGCAGGCCAAGGCCGACTCGAGCATCACTCCGGAAATGTTTGCCGTTCAGCTCGTTAAAGCCGAAAAGGCCAAGAAGGCAAAGATTCAGAACAGTATCGCAGAGGATGCAGCAGACCTGAAGAACGTGCAGGTTGACTCCAATCTTGGTTTTGAAACTGCTGACGCTAAGGCGCAGCAGGACAAACGGACTCAAAACGAAAAAGATGAGCAGGAACGAGAGGCTTTAGTTAAAGCGGCCGCTGCTCAGTTCAACAAATAATCGGAGGTAAAAATGGCAATGCAGGAAAAATATACGACTGGTGTTGACAACCTGTTCGCAGCGAACCAGACGATGCCTGTAGTCACAGACGTCATCAAAGTTCCGTCCGGAGAAAGCGCAATGAAGCGCGGCACATTGGTCGCCTCGACCGGCAAAGCAGTCACCGCCGCAGCTGATGTCTATGGCGTTCTGGCAGAAGATGTTGACGCATCCAAAGCTGATGTAAACACAGTGATTTATCTGACAGGCGAATTTAACGAAAAGGCTATGGCCGTCGGTATCCCGACAAGCGGCACGTTGTCTGTTTCCGACTGTAAATCTTCGGCCCGCAAGATCGGCATTTTCATCAAATCTAATCAGGAGTAAAAAAATGGCAGTTGACATTTTTGAGCCGCGCATCATGACCCAAATGATCGAGGCAGGCCAGAACACAAAACATACCTGGCTGCGCGATCGATATTTCGCAAATCGTCCGACATTCACCGCAAAGAAAATCGATTTTGACGTAGTTGGTCGGGGCGGACGCAGAATTGCACCGTTCGTATCGCCCCTCAATGGCGGTAAAGTCATTGACCGAGACGGCTATTCCACTCTGAGCTATGAAGCTCCGATGTTGGCGCCTCAGCGCATCACAACGGCAGAGGATGTGATGAAACGTCTTCCGGGAGAAAATCTTTACTCCGGTAAGACCCCGAACATGCGTGCAGCCGAAATTTTGGGCCGCGATTTGGCAGAACTGGACGAATATATTTCTCGCCGTGAGGAGGCAATGTGCTCTGAAGCTCTTTTCAGCGGCAAAGTCACGGTTAAGGGCGACGGTGTGAATGAGGTTCTGAACTTCTGGTCTACCGTTGCGGCTTCCGAAAAGCCGGAAACTACTTTGACCACGAAATGGGACGCCTCAACAGCGACTGCAGAAACCATCATGAGCGACCTGAGAGTTGTCCGCCGTTCAATGATTAAAGACGGCGGCTTTACTCCTCGTGATTTGATCTGCGGCACTAACGTGATCGACACGATCCTGAGCAAGCTCACTGCCTCTAAGTCTCTCGACATGAGGCGCGTTGACATGGGCCACATCGATCCTCAGCATCTTCCGGATGGCGTCACTTACTGGGGTTACCTCAAAGACTCTGCTCTTGACATTTACTCCTACGATGAATGGTACAAGGGCGATGACAGTGATGTTGCTATGGTTCCGGCAGATAAATGTCTGCTCGCAACGCCGGGCGCAAAAACCATGTTGGCCTATGGCGCCTGTCCGGTCATCAGCGAAACAAATCCGGGAATCGTCTTTGTTGAGGGTTCTCGTGTTCCGATGTCCTGGATCCAGCGCTCCAACCCGATGGGCCGAGTCGTGCAGATCTCCAGCCGTCCGCTACCCATCATCCAGCAGATTCATGCTTTCCACGTCATCAACGCCACCGGATCCTAATCCGATGTCAAAAGAGGGGCTCCGGCCCCTTTTTCATAGGAGCTAACAATGGAAATTGTTTTCACTAAAAACACGGTTTTCGGACGCGACATTTACAAAGCCGGCGATAGGGCCGAATTCAATGAGAAAGAGGCAAAAATCATTTTGAAGGCAGGCGTCGGCAAGAAATTCGAGGAGACTGAAGAACCGGAGGCACCTGCAGAAGTAATTCAGCCCGAACCGATTCCCGGCACGGGCTTTGCCGTTCCTCTTCCTGAGGCGATCGAAGCTGAAGCGGCACAGGCTCCGGAGAAGCCGGCTCCGAAGGCCAAGGCCAAAGCTAAAAATGAAAACGTTTAAAGACTTCGCGGCAGCGGATGTCCAAAATGTTTTCTTGAATCTCAACGAGTTTGCCGATTATCACGACATTGACGGCGAAAAAATCAAATGCGTCATCGACAAAAACATCATCTCCGAAATTCCCGAGAATGGCCTGGTAGGCGACTTCATCAACATGACAACGCTCTACGCAGATTCCAAGGACTTAGAAGCGCCCGAAGAGGGCCAGTGGATGTCGATAGATGATTCCCGTCACTTCGTTCAGTCGGTCTCTATTGAGGGGACGATGCTCGTCATTGTTCTTAGGGAGAATCGGCAATGATTGAAGTGAAAATCGACAAAAAGGACGTCGAGGCCGCGATTAACGTGCTGAACTCCACCAAAAAGGGAGCTCAGACTGCAGTCAATCGGGCGATCAACCGAGCTTTAATGCGCGGTCGAACTGTTGCTTCGAAGTCTTTGCGCGGCCGTTATACCATCAAAGCCTCCGACGTTAAGAAAGCAACGCGGCTCAGACGCCCGGGCGGGGCAGAGACATCCGGACAACTCGTGTTCTCCGGACCGGTTCTCACTATGGCGCATTTCCGAATCCGTCCATCCGGACAGGATACGACCGGGAATAATCGTCGGCAGGTGAAAGTTGAAGTTGAAAGAACCGGCCTTAAACCTTTGAAAAACGCGTTTGTCTATAACGGCACTGTGTTTCAGCGAAAGGGCGCGACCCGGCTCCCGATTGAACCGCATTACGGTCCTTCAGTTCCCCAAATGGTCGGAAACGAAAACATCACTGAAGACATTCAGTCGGAAATGAGAGACACGTTTCTGCGCCGAATCGACCACGAGGCAATGAGGCTCATTAAAGGAGGTAAATAATGAATGATGTTCATTTATGTAAAGCGCTCGGGAAATTCTTGGAAGCCGGCCTGAGCGATTTTCTCCTGCCACTCGAGCACAAAGAGGATGAACCGACCGTTTTCAGAGCTCCGAAGATTGTCCAAGGATACCTCCCGCCGAAGAAAGCTAAGGAATCCAAGGACGATGCCTTTCCATTCGTTTTGATTCGTCCGGATTCCGGGAAAACGGATGCGGATGGATGCAGTGCCGACGTCTCGATCGTAATTGGCGTGTGGGATGGTGAGTTTGAAGGCCATCTCACAGCTCTGTCTCTCAAGGAAAAAGTCGAGTCGCTGCTGTTGAATCTGCCGAATCGCACGCTCGATGAGCGGTTCATTCTGGAGACTCCGGTTTCTTGGGAAAACTCTCCGGCGCAGGCGTGGCCGTTTTGGCAAATCGTCATGAGTACACGCTGGACATTCCGCGCACCTGAAATTGTCAATCCCTATACACCTTATGAGTAAACATGAAGCTACGAAAAACTGAAGTTCAAAAAGAGAGGCCCGTCATCTATGTCGGGCCTTCGTTTTTAGGGCTCTCGACAAACACTGTTTTTCGAGAGGGAGCAAATAAATACCCAGAGCACATTGTCCGAATGATCGAAAAGAGTCCGGCAATCGGTCAGCTGATGGTTCCTGTCGCGGATGTGCAGCAGGCCAGGGCCAATGTCCGAACTCAGGGACACATTCTTAACACGCTGTACAAACAAGCACTTAAAGGAGCTTAAAAAATGGCTTACAAACATGGCGTTTACGTCAGCGAGGTTCCTACCAGCATTCTCCCGCCCGTTCGGGTTAATGCCGGCATTCCGATGATTATCGGTACGGCTCCGGTCAATATGACCGATCCGACCAACGTCAACAAACCGAAGCTTTGTTATTCCTACGAGGAAGCTATCAAAGAATTCGGATTTGTCCCGGCAGAAGAAGACACCACCAGCGGCCTCAAGAAATTCAATTATTCGATCTGCGAGCTGATTTATTCTGCATTTTCGCTGTATCGAGTAGCACCGATCATTGTGGTCAACGTTCTCGATCCGACAACCCATAAGAAGAACTGCACGACTACAAGCGTTTCGTTCGACGCCAAGACAGGTATTGCAAAAATTGCAGAAACAGGCGTTCTGCCGAATACGCTGGTTCTGAAAGCCGGAGAAAAGACACTCACAAAAGACACGGATTACATTGTCTCCTTCGATACCGACGGAACAATGATTCTTTCGTCTCTCAAAAATCAGGACGGAGATTTCCTCTGCAGCTCTGAAACCCCTTACACGCTGACGGCATCCAAATTAGATCCTTCTGCGGTGGACGCCGATGACATCATCGGAGGCGTTGATGCGTCCGGAAATAAAACCGGCCTGGAGCTCGTGGACGATGTTTTCCCGTTGTTCAGAGTTGTCCCGGGTACGCTGATCGCTCCCGGCTTCTCTTCCAGCCCGAGCGTGGCAGCCGTGATGGCCGCAAAATGCACCGCCATTAACACTGTATTCAAGGCGGTTTGTGCAGTCGATGTCCCGACTACAACGGTCAAAAACTATACCGCTGTTGCGAATTGGAAGAACCAGAACAACATCACTGATCCGATGCAAATCTGCTGCTGGCCGATGATCCAGCTGGACGGCACTGTGTTCAATCTCTCGACACAGCTTGCCTGCCTGATGGCTCAGGTGGATTCTCAGAATGATGATGTTCCGTATGTATCCCCGTCTAATAAAAATCTGCAGATGACCGGCACCTGCCTTGCTGATGGCTCCGAGGTGGTTTTAGGTCCGGACACGGGCGCCTATCTGAACAGCCAGGGCGTTGTCTGTGCATTGAATTTCATCGGAGGATGGGTTGCCTGGGGCAACAGAACAGCAGTTTATCCGGGAAACACGGACGTAAAAGATGCGTTTATCCCGAACCGCAGAATGTTCAATTGGATCGGCAATACGTTTATTCAAACGTTCTGGTCCAAGGTCGATTTTCCGGCAACTCCGCGCTTGATCAACACGATCATTGACTCCGCAAATATTTGGATGAACGGCCTTGCAGCTATGCAGTACATCCTGGGCGGCCGCATTGAGTTCCTCTCTTCCGAGAACTCGATCACTGACCTGATGGACGGCAATCTCGCATTCCATGTTTACGTCACTCCTCCGCCTCCCGCCAAGGACATCGATTTCATTCTTGAATTTGATCCGGAATATTTGCAAACCCTATTTGCAGCCTAATTGGAGGTAAAAAATGGCAACAGGAACAAACAGCATCCCGGAGCGCCTGATTAACTATCGCGTCTACAACGAATCCAACGCCCTGATGGGTATGGCAACAGTTGATTTGCCTGAGCTCCAGGCAATGAGCGACACCGTGTCCGGTGCCGGTATTGCCGGCGAGGTCGACAGTCCGGTGCTTGGGCACTATCAGGCCATGAGCGCTACGTTCAACTGGAGAACAATTGAAAGACCCGCTCTCGAGTTGGCCAAGCAGCAGGCTCACCAGTTGGAAATTCGCGGTTCACAGCAGCACTACGACAACACCACGGGGAAAATCACGACTACTCCCATTCGAGTTGTCATGAGAGCGATCCCGAAGAACTTCTCTTTGGGCTCATTTGAACCGGGCTCCACAACGGATTCGTCCACTGAATTTGAGGTCGTCTATCTGAAGATCGTGGTCGATGACAAAGAGGTGGCCGAAATCGATAAATATAACTTTATCGCTAAGTTCGGCGATACAGACATGCTTGAGAGTGTCCGTAAAGACCTCGGAATGTCTTAATCAATTCTGCCCCGCTTCGGCGGGGCTTTAAAAAGAGGAAAATATGAAATTTGTATTCGCAGAACCTTACGAATTTGAAGGCAAAACCTACAAAGAATTGGATGTTGATCTTAAAAAGATCGACGGCAGCGTCATTTTTGCAGCAGAGCGAGAAATGCGGGATTCCGGCTCATTGACGCCTTTAACAACCTTTAATTTCCGCTTTGCTTGTCTTGTGTTGGGTCAAATTTGCGCTCAGCCCGACGAGTTCTTCATGAAAATGCCCGGGCCCGTTCTGATTACTATAGCCAATTACGTTCTAAATTTTTTGAACAACTCGGGCTCAGCAAATCCTCTCCAAGCTTAATGATTAGAGAGGTTTGTTTGAGCCTGGCCAGAGCAGATACAGGCTCTGGCGCTTTAGATTGGTGGAGGGTTCCTCTCATTGAATTGTCAGAATGGATAGAGGCAGTAAAAACTGGAGAGAAGAGGCGTAAAAGACCGTGATTTGATCTTGAAGTTGATAGCTTAGAGAAATACAATTCCTCTAAAGGGGAATTAGCTATGAGAATTTTTAAGGCAGTGGTAGGCGGATTGTTAGACGGGTTAGCCGCTGTTTTTGCGTTTGCTATGTTCCTGTTTCTTCTTCTTTTAATCGTCTTCTGTTTTTATTTCGTGTTTCTGACATAACTCCACCAGTTTTGTAATAAGGGCGCTCCGGCGTCCTTTTTTTATGCGTGGATTTCGTCATGGGCATCAAAGAATACAGCATCGCATTTGCTATTGCCGGCAAAGTCTCCTCTGATTTTGCAAAGTCGTTTAAAAGTGCCGGAGAAACGGTAAAAAACTTTGAAGACAAATTTAAGAACCTCAATCGAGAGATGTTCCAAGCCTCAGGAACATTAAAAATGCGTAAAGAGGTTTTGCAAGCTCAACAGGCTTTTGCGTCTGCGAAAACAAAAATTACCGACTTAGGGCGCAGCTATTCAGAAGCGCGGCGGAATTCGGAATCTTTGGCAAGTCAATACGCTAAGGAAAAGCGTTCTTTAGCGTCTTATACCGCGCAGCTGAACAAGCAAAATAAAATTTCTGACGCTTCGATAGCGAAGCTTGAGGCAAAAGAGCAAAAGTTGGCCGACCTCGGCAGACAGCTCAAGGCAGCTGAAAATAATACCAAACAGCTTGAAATCCAGCTCAATAAGGAAAAAGCCGCTGTAAAAGGTTCCCACCTTTCATTAGTAGAAAAAAAGCGAGCTCTGCAGGAATTAGAAAAAGCTAACAAAACAGCCGGGATGTCGGCACAGCGACTAGTTGAAAGAGAGAAAGCATTAGCGGTGGAAGCAAGGAAAGCGAAATTAGCTCAGGAAAAACTTGCCGCTATAAATGCGAAATCCGCCGCTTGGAGGGACCGCACGCAAAACGCAAAAGGCTCAATCCTCTCTGGGGTTGGCCAGATTGGCTACATTGCCTCAGCAGCATCATCTATGGCATTGCCGGTTAAACAGGCGATGCAGATGGAGGATGCTATGGCCGAAATTAAAAAGGTCGTGGATTTTAAAAATCCCACAGGGCTGAAGGAAATGGAAAAAGCGCTCGAAAGAATGAGCTTATCCATCCCAATGACGGCAGATGGTCTGGCGAAAATTACTGCTGCGGCAGGTCAAGCCGGTATCGCAGAGGATGACCTCCTTCGATTTACAGAAACCGCTGCAAAAATGGGCGTCGCTTTCGACATCTCGGCCGAAGAGGCCGGAGAGATGATGGCAAAGTGGCGCTCCGGTATGAATCTCACTCAAGATCAGGCAGAAAGCCTTGCGGATGCAACGAATGCTCTGAGCAATAACAACGCAGCACTTGCTAAACAAGTCGGCGAAGCATTGAAACGGTACGGTGCGCTTGGCAAAGTTGCCGGATTAACAGAAAAACAGACGGCTGCCATGGCGGCCACAATTATCGGCGCCGGTGCAGAAGCAGAAGTCGCAGCAACCGGTATGAACGCTTTTATGAGGTCCCTGACAAAAGGTGGATCTATGACAGATCTGCAGAAGGCGGCATTCGGTAACCTGGGATTTGATGCGCTTCAGCTTCAGAAAGACGTCCAAACAGACGCTCCGAAAACGATTTTTGCAGTGCTAGATGCAATTAAAACAAAACTACCGAAAGAGCTCCAGATGCAGTACCTCACTGCGATGTTTGGCGAAGAGGGCGCTCGAGCAATGGGGCCGATGCTGGCCAATACCGAAAAGCTCCGGGAAAATTTTGATCTCGTAGCGAAATCGGAAAAATTCGCCGGCTCAATGCTCAATGAATTTAGGAGCCGCAGCGCAACGACGTCTAATTCACTGACGTTGATGAAAAACTCGTTTACCTACGTATCCAGAGCAATCGGCAAACCGATGCTCGGGCCGTTGCGGGAATTTTCAGAGTCAATGGTCCAGGCTGCAACTGTTGCGGGAGATTGGATAAATAAGAACCAATCTCTAGTGACAATGGCGCTGAAAGTTGCTGGCGCCCTTGTTATGGTTAAGGGCTCTGTTATTGCCGCAAAAATGGTGTTTTCTGGCCTGATGCTTGTCGTCACGCCGTTTTACCGAACCTTCCTCCTTTGTCAGAAGGCAATGGTTCTGTATAGAAATAGTGCTGCGGCAGCTGCTTTCACAACAAAAGCCTTGGGATTTGCTTCTTTTGCGGCTTCAAAGTCCATGGCCGGTTTGAAATTTGCGTTGAACGCGGTCGGTTGGGCAATGAAATTCATGTTTTGTAATCCTATCGGGTTGGCAATCGGCGCTGTTGGATTTTTGATTACAGCCGGGATCGCTCTCTATAAAAATTGGGACGATGTTAAAGCTTATCTCGCATCGTTATGGACCAGTTTTAATGAGAAGTTTCCGGCGATGGCCTCAGCCGTTAAGGTCATGTATGACAGCGCTGTCAATTCAATCAATGGGATTAAAACAGAATTCAAAGGCTTATTAACATTCGTAACAGGTGCATTTTCTGGAGATTGGGCCAAGGCTTGGGACGGTGCAAAAATGGCTTTCGCAGGATGCTTCCAAGCCCTGCCGGATTTTGCTAAAGGGCCGCTCAATCTCGTGATTTCGCTGGCGAACAAGGCCATTGCAGGGCTGAATTCCCTCGGCTCGTTCAAGATCCCGGATATGGTCCCGGGTATTGGAGGCCAGAGCGTAGGAATTAACATTCCGGAAATTCCGATGCTCGCAGCCGGCGGTATCGCGACAGGCCCATCTCTGGCGATGGTCGGAGAAGGAAGGGAGCCGGAAGCGATCCTCCCGCTGTCCCGTCTTGGCGGAATGATGGGCGCAGCCGGCCCCTCGATCTCTGTGAACTTCTCTCCTGTAATTCAGATTGCAGGAGCCGGAGCTGTCAGGGAGGACGTCCAGTCCGGCCTCAGGGCAGGAGTGACCGACCTTAGGCGCGAACTTGAGCGCTTGATCAATTCTGACCGCCGCTTGTCTTACGCCTAATTGGAGGCTCTATGTACAAAACGATTCAGGGCGACACCTGGGATGTTGTTGCCAAGAAGCTGCTGGGGAGCGAAATGTACATGTCCGATTTAATCCGAGCGAATCCGGATTATCAGGAATATGTCATTTTCCCGGCAGGGATTGAGCTCAACGTTCCGGAGGTCGAACAGACTACCGCTCAGGAAGAGTCAATGCTGCCGCCATGGAAGAGGAAGAACAGAAATGTCGGGACCTAGACAAACGCGGCTTCGGCTGCTGTTTTCTAAAAACGAAACAGACGTGTCGGAAGACCTTTGCAAAGATCTGCTCTCATGGTCTTTTACTGATCATGAGAGCGGCCAGGCAGACGAAATCAGCCTGACGCTCAAAGATAATGAAGGGAAGTGGGCCGGCAGTTGGAGGCCCGATGGAGGCGAGAGTATAAAAATGTACTTGTCTGCCGGCACCACGGAAGAACCGGGGCCGGAGGCGTTTCTGGGGACATTCTTTGTCGATTATCAGAGAATCTCCGGAGCGCCTCGGGTCTACGAACTTCGAGCCGTATCCATTCCGCTGAACAAACCAGTCCGGAAAACTCAAAAAAACCGCGCTTGGGAGAACCATTCTCTGCAGGAAATCGCGCAGGAAATCTGCAGGGATGCTGAATTAGAGCTTTTCTTTGATTCAGCTGAAAATCCTCAATATCAGCGCATTGACCAGTCTCGTCAGAGTGACATGGCCTTCCTGCAGCATTTGTGTGAGGAAGCAGGGCTCTCGATCAAAGTCACGGATAAAACCGTTGTGATTTTTGGTCAAGAACGCTATGAGAAAAAAGATCCGGTATGCACGATGGAGATCGGTGTCAGTGACATTTTGAGCTACACATTTGAGGTTTCTCAGAGCGACACCTATAAAGCGGTCAAAGTGAAGTGGCGAAGCCCTTCGGCTAAAAAGAAGGATCAGGCTGCCGGATATGACCTCAATCTGCAGAAAGTGAAGGCGGCCAAAGCGACCGAATACGACTTCAATCTGCAGAAAGTTGACAAAAACGGCAAAGGATCAAATCCGGCTGTTTTTGAGTACACGTACACGGATCCGGAGGCTGATGAAAACGGTCAAATCTTTGAGATGAAAAAACGCTGCGCTTCGCTAGAAGAGGCGAAACGGCTGGCTAAAGCCAAGCTCCGACAGCTAAACAGCAGAAAAATCACCGGAGACATGACCGTCATCGGAACCCCGTTCTTGTGCGCCGGAACAGTTATTAAAGTGGTCGGCGCCGGAGCCTTCAGCGGCAATTACATCATCGAAGAGGCAAACCACAGCGGAGGAAGCTCGGGGTACACCACGGGCCTTCGGCTGAGGCGCGTCAATAAGGAGTATTAAGGTGTTGTTTAAAGCAAACGAAGAAGACCGTGATGCCGTTTTAGCAATCCTGAAAATCGGAGAGGTCACGGACATCGACCCGGCAAAATGCAAGATCCGGGCAACGTTTGACGATGAGGACGGCAAAACAAGCTACTGGCTCCCGGCGCTGCAGAGAAAGACGCTGCACGATAAAGACTTCTGGTTGCCGGATGTCGGCGAGGACGTTCTTTGTCTGTTCTTTAATGAGGCTGAAGAGGCCGGATTCGCGGTCGGCAGTTTTTACGCCGGAGACGTGGACGTTCCCGGGCAGTCCGTTGACATACGAACAGTGAAATTCAAAGACGGATCCGAGTTTAGCTACAACCGAAATAGTCATGAACTGAAGGGCGTTGTTGGAAGCACTAATTTCAAGCTGAATCGTCAAAACATTGCGATTGCAGCGCCGGAAGCAATCTCCCAGAGCTCCAAAAAAGTTGAGGTTGAAGGGTCTAATCAGGTCGCCATTAAGGGCGGCACTTCGGTTGACATTACGACGCCGACGCTCAATCTCAATATCGGAGCTACAACGATGACGCTCAACGACTCAAGCGCAACGATTTCGAGCGAGAACGTCAATTTCGCAGGAAACTTGAGCATTAACGGCAATTGTTCGGTTAAAGGAAATTTTTCGGTCACCGGGAATATTGATGCCGGAGGCACTGTCCACGGAACTAACATTTAAAGGAGGACATTATGGCCTTCGGAGTAACCGGATTGCTAGGAGCTCTCCCGTTTGTCTGTTCCTCAAATATCGTGAATACATTCAAAGATGTGAATAGAGAGCTGGCAACAAAATACGCCCGCCACGATGTGATCGGCAAGAAGCCGGTTCTTGAGTGGATCGGGGAAGAGCCTGACAAAATAAGTTTCAAGATTCGTTTCGATAGTTCTCTGAACTCGCCTCCCGAGACGGGCTTATTTTTATTGAAACGAATGCTGGACTCGCACAAGCCTCAGAGGCTCCTCCTGGGGCCTCGGTACATGGGAAAGTTCGTCCTTGAATCGATCTCGGAGGAACGACGTTTCCATACGGGCCTCGGCGTCTGCCAGATTGCCGAGGCCACGATTTCATTAACTGAATGCGGTGACGAAAATGCAGCACGTTCTTAATTTATCCCAGCCGATTTCATTTGCTCCCGGCACCGTGGCAGCGGAAGTTCTGCAGAACGTCCGGACGATTCTGGCAACTCGAAAGGGGACCGTCCCTCTGGATCGAAACTTCGGTCTTGAATGGGAGCACGTGGACAAACCGATTCACATAGCCAAAGCGCTCATCCAGGCTGAAATTATTGAGGCTGTCGAGAGATGGGAATCCAGGGCAGTGATCGACAAAATCGAATTCGGAGAACAGGCCGAGGACGCTATGGACGGGCTTTTAAACCCAATCATCACTTTGAGCATTGGAGGCAGAAATGCCTGAGACATTACCTCGTTGGGGGATGCCGGACGTCAACTTCATTGAGACGGATCCGGAGAAAATCAAATCCGACATCATCAATCGTTATGAGAGTGCAGCCGGTAGGACGTTGAGTGCCGGCGATCCGGTTCGATTGCTTTTATTGACGATTGCGTCTGAAATTATTCAGCTGCGGCAGGTTTTTAACCATGGAGCGCAGCAGAATTTGCTCACCTATGCTCAAGGGCGGTATTTGGACGCTTTGGGCGTGTTCCTCGATACGGCCCGACAGCCGGCAGACAAAGCCGTTACGACAATTCAGTTCACACTCACACAAGCGCTTTCGAGCGCTTTTTTTATACCTGCAGGGTTCCAGGTGAGCGCCGGGAACGTCATATTTGAAACGACCGAACTGGTGACAATCGCTCCGGGAGATCTGCAGGGGACGGCGCAAGCGGAATGCACGCAGGCCGGCACCATCGGAAACGGATATTTATCCGGGCAAATTTCTACGATTGTGGCGCCTCTGGCATTTTTGGCCAGCGCTGTAAACACGACGGAATCGATAGGCGGTTCCGACATCGAGAGCGATGCAAGCTATGCCGAGCGACTGAGGCTTAAGCCCAATAGTTTTTCTGTAGCCGGTCCGGAGAAGGCCTACATTTTCCACGCGTTTTCAGTCTCTCCTTCCATCATTGACGTAGCGATTGATTCTCCGACCCCCGGCGTGGTGAACGTTTACACGCTTCTGACCGGAGGCGCTCTGCCGTCTACAGCATTTCTGCAGGAAGTTGAGGATTATCTGTCCGGAGAGGAAATCAGGCCGCTGACCGATGAAGTCCATGCCAAAGCTCCGACGGCTTATTCCTACAGTGTCAACGTTGACTATTACGTTCTGCAGAATGACGCAGTTCGACTTTCTGCGATCCAGACTGCAGTGCAAGCAGCTGTAACTGATTACGTTGCGTGGCAGCAGGCAAAAATCGGCAGAGACATCAATCCCGATGAACTCATTAAACGAGTTCGGGATGCTGGCGCCGGCCGGATCCTTCATACAACCCTAACGCCCGCTTTCAAGACTTTAACCAAATCTCAGGTTGCCCAGTGCGCGTCTGTGACGGTGACCTTCAAGGGGCTGGAGGATGGCTAAATGAAAACACTACAGGACATCACCTTAGATGATCTGCTGCCCGACAGTATTTCGTCAGATCAGCAGGTAAAACAATCTGCAGAAGCAATCGACCCGGAACTGAAAACAGTTTCGGGTTTCTTGTTATTGGGCGCTGTGCTGGCCAATGTCGATAAATTGACCAGCACTCAGCTGGATCATATTGCCTACTCGTTTGACCTCACAACTTGGCGTGATTATTGGCCCCTGAGCCAAAAACGGCAGGTGGCCAAAACCGTCGTGGCGCAGAAATGCCGCATGGGAACATTGTCCGCGGTTAAAAAAGTTCTTGAGTCTCTCGGCTCTGCCGTTTCCATCACCGAGTGGTGGCAGAAAACGCCTAAAGGCACACCTCACACGTTTGAAGTAGTTGCCTCTATCGGAGACATATCCGGGGGCCTGAGCGCCAATGCTCAGGAAGATTTCTTCAGACTGCTGGATGAGGCTAAACCCGTCCGCAGTCACTATACATTCACTGTCGTTCAGTCGTTGCTTGGGAACCTACAGGTTTCCGGAACGATTCGCTCAGCTTCTTTTGCGCGTTGTTCTTCCGAAATAACGCCGCTCGCAACTCAAATCAGCGTGACACCGCTCATCAGACCGGTTTCGTACGCACGCATCTAATCACCCACTGAAAATTTAGGAGTTTTGATATGTCTCACGTAGTCATTACGTCGGCAGGACTTGCCGCGCTCGTAAATGCCGAAAACAACGGAACACTCCCTGTAAAAATTACTAAATTCGGCCTTGGAACCGGGAACTACACGCCTTCTGCAGATCAAACCGCGCTCCAGAGCAAATTTAAAGAGATCACAGCGCTGTCAGGCGGAGATGTTGGAGACAACACAATCCACGTCACGATGAGCGATACGAGCTCTGATGCCTACACGGTCAATGAAGTAGGTGTGTACCTTGAAGACGGCACTTTGTTTGCGGTCAGTTCTCAGCCGACCGGCGCTATTTTGCAAAAGGCCTCCGGTTCGCAAGGTCTCCTCTCCATTGACTTGGTAATCAGTGGCGGCACCTCCGGGATCACTGTTGACGGAGATACCAATTTCTTCAATCCTCCCGCTACAACACAAGTGTCCGGTGTTGTGAAATTGGCTTCTCTTGACGATATCAAGGCGGGCACAGACTCGAAAAAAGCGGTTACGCCAAGCGGCGTTTTTAATTTCGTAAAAACCTATGTAACGGAAGCCATCGAAGCACTTAAAACGCTTCTCCGTAAGGAAATCGCTGCGGCAGCGCTGGCAGCAGTCCCTATCGGTACGGTTATTTATTACCTAGGCACAGAAATCCCTGATGGCTATCTGCTGACCAACGGCGCCAGCGTCTCCAAGACTGACTTCTCGGACCTTTACGGCGTCATCGGAGACAAATTCGGCAACGTCGATTCCGCGCACTTCAACCTCCCGAATACGCATCACAGATTTTTGGAGGGGACAACCACCCTTAGTGAGGTGGGAACCTACATCGAAGCGGGAGTACCGAATAGCAAAGGTCGCCTCAGCTACACGGCTGCTAACGATTCTCGAGGACAGGGCTATGACGGCGGTTCGATGTACTACGCTTTTGCTTCACAAAATGTCAAAACCATGGTGTCGATGCAAGAAGAAAATATTCCTGCTGATCCTGCAATCGACTTGAGCCGAAGTAATTCGCTCTACCAAGATGGCCTGAACGAAGTGCGAGTAAACGCACTCTATGGACTGAATCTCATTCGAGCTTTCTAACCGAATATTACGGGTCAGTTACTCGACATTCATGGCGGAACATTTCTCGGCGGAAACGGCTCTTTTTACTACGTAAAAAACGGAGGTTTGCCTTATCAAAGTACGGATGGAAGTTTTTGTTACGGCAACTTCACGCTCGATGCTTCGAGATCTAGCGCCCTCTATGGAGCATCGAGCACTGTTCAGGTCAGTGCGATTTTCGGGCAGTATCTCATACGCTATTGCTAACCGAATAT